ATATCCAACTTTACCCATTATACCGTCAGCCATAGTATAAAGAAAAAGTTTTCTATCTTGATCTTTATTTAGATTCCTGTCTCTTGTTTTCAACCAATTCACAACACTCTTGATCATTTGTGATTCAGAATTTTTGGGTAAATCGTCAGACATACACATTTTACCAATCTCATAGTAATCACCTGATTCAAATTCATGATTAGGAAACATTTTTCGAATAGTACCCTTTGGTTGAGTACCCCAACCTAGAGTAACAGCTCCCACCATAACATCATCAAGGAAAACACCCAACCAATGTTTTGTCAACACTGGAAACACTGGTGAATAATGATACTTTTGAACAAACGTATAGACGAACTCTTTTGACACTTCTTCAACTGAGAAGTTAACTTTTTTTAAACTCATAATAATATTATATCACACACCACCGACTAATACAATCTTACAAATATGTTCCAGTCTTTCAATGTGTTCAAATGCTTCCCATGGGGTCTCTGCAATAGAAACAACTCCATGGCCTTTAATACCTATAATGTCATATCCCATAGTTCCATCATCTTCCAATCCAAGATTTTCATGACATCTGTCTGCTAACTCTTGAGATATGGGCGGTACATCTGGGACAGACTTTCCAACCTTTGTATATCTTCCTAATTCGGGAAACTGTAAAACAAGTTTATCTAACTCTATACCTTTATGTAATGCAGCTACAGTATATGTTGGGTGGAAATGAACAACAACTCTACTACAGTCACCAGATATGTTTTTCTGAATACCATAGTGAAGTGGGGTCTCACCAGAAGGTTCTAAATTAGAAGATAAATTTGTATGTTCTAAACATACAAATTTGTTATTATCTTTATAAAGAGACACTTTTTTCCACATATCTGGATCAAGCATGGGTTTACGAATACCACTAGGGGTAATCCAGAAGTGTTCTCTGTCCCTATTTCTGACAGATATATTACCATCTCTTGAAGTTATCCAATTCAGTTGATATGCCTTCTGCATCAACTCACAACAAGTTTTCAACATTACAAATTATCCCATTTCATTTTTATAGTATACACTACAACCATAATAATTGTAAACCACCAAAATAAAGTTAACACTATCCAATTTTTGAACAAAGCTTTATCAACATCTTCTGGTGTCATCTCTAATCTTTCAATCATATCATTTCTGATATCTTGTTTTATAAAAAGTTGCCACCTGAGAAACAATCCCCAAATGACAATGTTTAAAATGTAATATTCTATAAAAGTTTCCATTAGAAAGGAATCTCCTCTTCCAGAAATTTGTTTGCTGCTTCTTTAACTTCTGCCAAATTTCTATATTGTCCTAAAGTTACAGACTCACCAGCAACACCATCTGCTTTATGAATTAATACAAAACATTCTTCACATCCAACTATTGGAGCTGAACATTCAACAAATAACTTCCCAACGTCAGTTTTTCCTAAAAATAAAACCATCACCTAAACCTTAAATAAAATATAAGTTGAATCTTGTTCATCCATCGCACCATCCATTGGAAAAAACTTCTCAGGAATATTCCCAGAAAGTTCATATGCCATAGTTTCAGTGTGTGTAGATTGTTCAAACATCTCAATAATATCTTGCCTTTCTATCATTAACATATTAGCCCTTGGTGAATCCGAAGGGCCCATATCTAAAAAATGAACGTAAACATATATGTCATCATCTTTTTCAGACATCACAAACCTTATTTGTAGTAAACCGTCCAATAATATGTCTGGTCTTTCACATCAACCTTTTCCGTGTGACTACTAAATTCTTTATAGTAGTCTCTATTTTTATTTTGAAGGGAAATCATTTTATCGAAATCCTTTTCTTTATAACAAGAAAGTTCAAAAACATTTCCACCAGAAACATCTAAAACTGTGTGATGAATCTTTTCCCAAATTTGATTAACCAATTTAGAATCTCTCATCTTTGATTTGAGTGACCTTAGACATTCAAATGGAGTGTAACCATTAGTCTTCCTGTTATATTTTCTACATCGAGAACATGAATAGTATTGTTTACCTGATACGAAATCGCCATTCTGAAATTCAACGCCACAAGTTTCACAATTAGTTATCATTTTTTTCCTCCATCATTTTTATTTTTACTATAAATCTCTTCTAAGTTTTTCTTTAGAACGTCCATTTGTTTTCTAGAATTTCTCATTCTATAATATTGAACTATAATATTAAATAGAAAAAAAGTAAAGTCACTAGCTAACATTGCCAAATATATTACTACAAATAAACTAATTAAATTCAATTCCATTTTACATATCCTTTAAGACATCATGTATATTTTCAATATACTGATTAAATTTCGAAATAGTTTTCTCAACACTATCTTTCATTAAAATTACACCATCATCACCAATATCTTTTCTCATTTTCCTAATGTTTTTGAAATCAGTTTTTTTCCAAATTTGGATTTTACTTTTTATTCTAAAATTTGTTGGTGAGAAATTATCCAAAAGATTTTCTTTTTCTGTTCTATAAAATTCAATTAATCTATAAAGATAAGCTACAAAATAACTTTGAGATGTTTTTACACGAACCAATCTTTTATACTCTTGGGTTTTTCCTAAGCCAATTTTCTCCATATTTTTCAAATTTTCAGAAAATTTATTCTCTAATATTAAGTTATTATTAAAATCTTTTAGAAATTTGTCATTTAAAAATTCAATTAGTTTTTCATTTGACATTTTTTTTCTCTTTCGGTTTCACTTCTTGTATTTCTGGTTTACACTTACTTACTTTTTTTCTAACTTCTTCCCTATCAGACCAATCACAATACGTGTAACTAACTTTAACTGGCACAATAACTCCTACTTCAATATTTCCTGTAACATTTTCTTTTTATCAATCATCTCAAAATATTTTTTTCTACTTATGATTGACATTCTCAATTTAATGTAGTGTACATTTGATATTTCTATTATATTATAACCTATCTTATTGTTCCTGTAAAGTATTTTTTTATCTATAGGGTCTATACTCAAACTTTCATCTAGATAATGTATTTCATATCTTATCTGAAGTCTTGGGTTATCTTCAATATACTTCTTAAACTTACCTTGACTTGAAACTTTTGTTTCTGTTATGTTAATCTCAATATTCAAGTCTTCAATATTTCTAATTATATGTTCTACAAGCTCTTTTTCCAATTGTTGAACTTCTTCTGAAAGATTTCGTCTAGAATCCTCCATTAAAAGTCCTTAGTGATGTATTTTATACAGACTTTGGTTGGATAAGTATATAAATCATAGAACTTTCTGAAATAAAGTTTATTTCCTTGAACATAAACATTCTCTACAGGTGTTTGATTTTCATCGTCTAAAAAAACCTCAACAACATACTGATTTAAGATATCGAATGGTAACATAACCGTTTCATCTTGATCAACATATCTCTCTAGGAACATTATAGGTTTCATAATAGTATTTAGGAGTGGGGATATCCCCACTCCCATTATGAGTTTATTGTGATAGTTGTTCGAATAAAGCTAAAGCGTCATCTGGGTCAGATACTACTTCCTCAACCGCATCCGATGCTGAAGAGACTTGAACATCTTCAACTTCAACTATCTGTGTTGCGTCATTATTTTTTGTTAATGTTTGAGTTCTACCTAAAACTTTATCAAGTCTAGCTTTAAGTTGGTCATATGTTTTAAAAGATTCGACTGAAGTGAAATTCGATAAAGGTTTTATATCATTGTAAACCTTTTCTAAGAAATCCTCATCATCATGTAAAGCGGATGTTCTATCGAAAGCAGAATCTTCATAGTTTGGGTAGTCACCTTTTTTCTTAATTCGAATCTTGAAATTAGCACCAGACCATAAATCAAATGGGTCAATTGCTTCCTCATCTTCAAACTTAGGTGAGATTGCTTCTGTAATCTTGGTGAAAATAGTTGTACCAAACTTATACAAGAAAACTTTACCCTCATTCTGAGGATTAGCTGGGTCTTTTACAACATAGATGTTTGCATAATACGAAACATTCCTTTTCTGGTTTCTACCCTGCGCTTTTAATGCTTCATCACCAGAGTTGTATAAAGTCCCATTGAACTCATACACTGGATCTTTTTGACCGATAGTCGTTAGGGATTTTTCAATATACCATCCACCTGGCCCTTGAAAATAGTGAGAGAAAACCTTTACCCAAGGGAGTTCATCACTATCTTTGGATGGTAAGAAACGGATAACAGCAGAACCAATTCCAGCGTCATCGTCGAATACAGGTTTCCAGTATTCCTCTTCTACATTACCACCTTTTGATGAAATCGTTTCAAGTTGCGATTTCAATTTGTCAAAGTTACTTTTTCTTTTTTTCTTTAAACTTGCAAAACTCATAATTTATTTCTCCTTAGAAATCATGTTACTTATATAATAACACATAATTTATAATTCGTCAATACTAAATAAAAACTTTTTTTAATATTTTTTTATACTTCTCTTTTGATATGGTCAGGAAAGGTTTATACTTCTTTATCTTGAAGTGTAGCTCTTTCCACATAAAATCGTTTTTCATACTCTTATCCCAATGTTGGAAATAACCTAAGACAATATCAATTATAATCAAAGTCTCTAAACAGATGTCATCTTTGATATA